ATCAGCTTCTTGCATTTTCTCCGCAGTTTACTCTAGTTACAGGGGCCGACGATGTATATCCATTATTGGAGTATGCACAGTTTGGCTTTACTATTGATAAAGCTTATTATAAAACTGACGCTGGGACGATTACTGCTGAAGTCGCAATCAACGGTACTGCCGTCACTGGTTTGAGTGCTTTGTCTCTCACTTCTACGCAGGGAAATTCAACGGCTACTGCAGCGAACACTGTTGCTGTTGGTGATAAAGTAGCTATTACACTTTCTTCAAACGCATCTGCTGATACAGTTAGCATCTGCTTACACTGCACTAGGACATAATTTATGGAACGACTGTACTTATGTAAAGTAATTGGAGACGGTATCACTCCTGAAACCAGTTTCCGTCCTGTATGGTTGGAGGTTATAGACCCTACTGGAATTGCTCGGATAGGTCAGACAATGGACACTCAACGGTACAAGTTCTGGATTGGTGTCCTAGATACAGATGATACTCAGCATCTAGCTTTGGTTACAGACCCGAGAGTGCGGTATATCTCTCCAGACTTAATGGCTACTACGATTAGTAACCTTACTGCTGACCAGAAGACAGCTATTCTTGAAGTGTTTGCATGGCTGGGTTTTCCTACCAATATCTTCTCGAACAATGCGCGAGTAGCGGATGTCGTATTCTATATGATTGGACGTGCAGCGTGGAGAGTTGTTAAACAAGCGGCTGATGCGTAATGAGTGTTAATCTATTTTCAGATGCGTTTACAAGAGCTGATCAACCCCTTGAATCTAGTGCTGACTGGACAGAACGCAATGAAGGGGCTGCTTCCTTCGATGTTGTCAGTAATGAAGTTGAGATACTTGTAGGCAGCACTAACATTGTTAGTTATCATATACCACCTGCATCAATAACTACTGCCAATTACTCTGTATCTGCAGACATGATTAACCCATCAACTGCAGGGGCTAATTGGCATGGAATCTTCGGTCGTGGTGCAGATTATTCAACTGCAGACTTCGACGGATATGTTGCTTTTAATAAAGGAACGTATGATGACATAACCCTCCATAAGCGAGAAAGCAATGGATGGACTCAGCTTGATATAGCCAATAATGTTATAACAGACGATACATGGTTTAACCTCAAACTGATAATGGACGGAGAAAACATCTCCGTTGAGCTAGACGGGACTCCGGTATGTTCTTATTCCGACATAGGTGGCTTTTCTTATTCTGGTTATGCTGGATTATGTAATGGTACTGCCGCATCTGGGTATGGGCAGAAGTATGATAACTTCTCTGTTGATGATCTTAGTATTGATACAGGGTATAAGATTGCTGTCAATGCTTCGGCTTCAGGTTGGGTTTCTTTAGGTAATATATATACAAGTAATGATGCTTGGGCTTCTTATGCTATTTCAGGAACAGGTTATTCGACATATGTAAAAGTTTATAATTTTGACTTTTCGGCGATACCTGACACAGCTAATATACTTGGAGTTTATGTTCGAGTACAAGGTCACGCCAACATCAGTAGTGGAGTCAGGATTAATAGTATCTTCCTGCTAGATACTTCGGGCGCTGCTGCTGGTGATGATAAAGGGCCAGCTAGCTATTTTTCTACATCCGATGCTAATCGTAACTTCGGAGGTAGTAGTGACTTGTGGGGGAATGCACTAACTCCTGCATGGGTTAAGAATTCAAATTTTGGTGCTACTCTACGATTATATAATAATTTAGCTAAAAGCTACGTAGGATATATTGATTTTATTCAAATGGGAGTTGTCTATGAAATACCGCCTACTTCTCCTAGTGGTGGTGTAATTCTAATTGCTTGGGGATAAGTATGGCATTTACAGTAAATCAAGATATAATGGAATGGCATGCGATTCTTGTAGAGCGTGGAGCGTGTACAGAAGGTAAGCAGTATGTACTGGACTCTCAAGTATCTACCTTTGGAGAACTTGTAGCTTACATCACAGCGGATGATACCTTTCCGTACGATTGGGCAATTTGGTTGATTGACTACATGGAAGATACGCTACCAGTTCCATTTTATAATGTACTGTTTCAGAAAGGCTTTCGTGGAACTGGACGGCCAGATTTTAATGAAGGCTTTGAGGGAGCTCAAGAAGCTATCCGCGTACGAGCATCTAAATCCTCCAATATAGACCAAGCGGATAAATTATATCCAGTAACTAAATCATTACCTTCTGGGCCTAGTTCAGGAATAGCAGGATAAAGGGAATAATATGGCAAAATTAACACTCGCTTCTATTGCTGCAGACTACAGCTCAAAGGCGACAATTAATAATAACTGGGATTTGATTGAAGCAGCGATTGAGAATACTCTCAGCCGTGATGGCACTGCTCCGAATACAATGTCTGGTGACATTGATATGAACAGCAACTCTATCAAGAATCTTGCTGATCCTGTTGATGATGGCGACCCTATCTCGAAAGGTTGGGCTAATTCAAATCTAAGTTCAGCAGTGGCTAGCGCTAGTGCAACTGCGGCAGCTGCGAGTGAGACGGCTGCTGCTGCTAGTGCTGCTGCTGCTTTAGTGAGTGAAACCAATGCGGCTGCAAGTGAAGCAGCTGCAGCTCTCGTTCCTGACCCAACAGGCCAAACAGTCGGCGACCATATTGTTGTAAATGCTACACAAGATGGATGGGAATTCGCAACACCTTCAGGTGCAAGCTCCTTGCCTTTGCTTGGTATTGCTGCTTATTTAACTGCTAGCCAATCAATTCCTGATACTACTTCAACTATAGTTACTTTCAATGGAACAGAATTTAACAAAGGCGGATTCACTCTTTCTTCAGGTCGGGTCACTATTCCTGCATCAGGCGTTACCCATGTTAGAGTCAGGGCATTAGCTTACTTTTCTTCTAATTCAACTGGCTATCGACAAATTTTTATTACTAAAAACGGAAGTACCGTTTATCGAGGCTCCGGAGGGCGTGCTACTGACAATAACCCAGCGGGAGGCATTCCCTCCCATATAACGTGCTCAACTTATATTATCCCAGTAAGTCCGGGAGATTATTTTGAAGCTTATGTAATTCAAACGTCTGGTGGAGCTTTAGATGTACAATACGGTAACGGTGTCTCTTATTTGGAAGTTGAAGCATGGAACTCGCCATAATGATTGAATTTAAAGACCAGATCGGACGGTACATTACGAAGGGATTGTTCAAAGAGACGATCACTTCTGACCACAAGAAAATATATACTCCTCCATATACTTTGAAGGATTATCATACTGAGACTGAGAAGAGTCTCTATCTTCTTTATATGTCCTATGACGACCCTACTGAATATCAGTTTGCTAAAGACTGGCTTGGTGGGTGGGCTCATTGGCAAAAGCTGTGCGCTACAACTTGGTTTGCTCCTATTGTAGCCGAGTGGCGTGAAGAGATGGAGATTAAACTGCGCTCTAAAGGTGTCCTTGCCATGGCTGAATTAGCTGTCAGTGGTAAAGAATCAGCTGCTAAATGGCTAGCTGAAGGTGGCTTTAAAGGTAAGCGTCAGGCTGGCCGCCCAACGAAAGAAGAGAAAGCAGGCGAACTGAAAAAACAATCACGTCTTCGTGACGACCTTAAGGCGGACATGGAGCGTTTAGGAATTGAGGTACATTAATGTCAAGAGCTAATGTGGAAGACCAAATCCGATTAGCCGCAGAACATGACCTAGTTACTTTTATTAAGCTGATTGCTCCTCATCGTGTATTAGGAGCAATTCATGAGGAAGTGATTGGGTGGTGGTATCGTGAGTCAGCTCATGACCATCAGCTCACTCTGCTGCCTCGGAGTCACCAGAAATCGGCAATGATTGCCTATCGTGTGGCTTGGGAGATTACTCGTAACCCAGCCGTTACAGTTTTGTATATCTCGGCTACAAGTAATCTTGCTGAGAAACAGCTTAAAGCTATTAAAGATATTCTGACCAGTAACATCTACACCCGTTACTGGCCTGACATGATTAACTCTGAAGAGGGCAAACGTGAGAAATGGTCGACTGGAGAAATTTCAGTTGATCACCCTGCACGTAAAGAAGAAGGCGTTCGTGATCCGACCGTCTTCACTGCAGGACTCACTACCACGATTACCGGGATGCACTGTGAGATCGCAGTCCTCGATGACGTGGTTGTAAAAGAAAATGCTTACTCTATTGAGGGGCGTAACCGTGTCTCTGAGCAGTATTCGCTTCTCTCGTCTATCGAGAATGCAGGGGCTAAGGAATGGGCAGTCGGTACTCGTTACCACCCGAAAGACCTGTATGCTGATTTGATGGCGATGGAAGAAGAGATTTATAATGATGAAGGGGAAATTGTCGATAAGAAGCCTGTCTATGAAGTCTTCGAGCGACAGGTAGAAGATCGAGGTGATGGCGCTGGAGAATTCCTGTGGCCTCGCCAACGGAGAGCGGATGGGAAATTCTTTGGCTTTGATCGGGCTGTTCTCGCTAAGAAGCGGGCTCAGTATCTCGATAGGAGTCAGTTCCGCGCTCAGTATTATAATGATCCTAATGACCCAGACAATCAACTAATCACGAGTGACCGCTTTCAGTACTTTGACCGGAAGCATTTGTCACATGACTCAGGCAAGTGGTTTATTAAGAATAGGCCGCTGAATGTGTTTGCTGCGATTGACTTCGCCTACTCACTCACTCAGCGGGCTGACTATACTGCCCTTGTTGTTGTCGGTATTGATGAAGACGGCTATATCTATGTACTGGATATCGACCGATTTAAGACTGACAGGATTAGTGACTATTACGAGCACATTCTCCAGATGCACATA